GTCGGTTGCCTCTCGATCTCACCCGTCAAGCATTTTTTGATTTTATTGCAGGTGTCAAGTAGCGCCCAAAAATCTCGACCAACATTATATGCGGGCACTCCCGTAAACTGTCCCACCGCCTTTAAAACACTGAGAACCTTATCGGGCGTCGAACGGTCTTCGTTTAGCACTGTTTTAGTTGCATCCACGAGACTTGAAAATGCGGCCATGTCAAGACGAGATACGTCATAGCCTTGGACTATGCTCATCACATCTTTTATATATGGCAGTATCCCAAAGCCGTCGGTAATTACTCCGCTCGCTGCATTCCCAAGATACTTTTCCCAAAAGCTTTTGTCATCGTCGTCATCACGTATCGCATAGACAACAGACTTGACGGCCGAGTTAACCACGAGGCTCGTTACGTAGCAGGCAAAGGCTCTGGCGCATTTCTTCTTCGCGTCTTCTGATTTTTTTGCGTTTGTCACTGCTTCATACATCATGTTAAGCGTTGTTACCGGCTCGGACATAAACTGCATGGCCATCATTGTAAAGCCCTCTTTTCGGCGCAAATAGTCGCACTTAGTAAAAACGCTGTCATATACCTGGGTTTTACCTATGACATCCTGAAACAGCTCCGCAGCTCTTGCATTCAGTTCATCGCCGCTGAGCCCTTTGTTCTGAGCTGCCGTCTGCTTCTTGCAGGCGTTCCAGATTGCGCCCCATGTTATTTCGTCAGCCTTACCTGCAGCCCATCCCGTCACCTGATCCACCTTCGGTATTGCCTTTTCGGCAGCAATTTCGGCTCTCTCCTTTGCGCTTCTCTCGGCCTTTATGCTCTTGTCCGCCGAATACTCATTGATGTAGTCAATTGCATTTCTGCCCATGTTGACATCAAAATACCCTATCTCTTTGATAAGTGCACAGCCGTTCCACTTTTTCATCTCTGCTATATCAGCCTTGCTGGCGACCGTAGCGAAATACTTCGGCTCGATATAAAGCATTGCGCGAAAAACCGCCGTAGGCTGCTGCACTACAACAGAAAGATTTCCCATGACCGCCGCTTTTTTTGCTCTCGACATCATTCTTGCCGAGATGGGCAACAAATCATTAGAGCGCTGACCACTGTCTACAGCGGTCAAAAACTTCTCAATTTGCTCAACAGCGTTTTTGCCTTTTTTCTTCATAAGGTCATTTTTGATTGACCATTCACTGCCAGGTACCATTCCTGTGCCGTTGAGCTCATTCACCGTCTTTTCGCGGTAATTGTATACTCGCTTTATGTCTGCAAGCGGAAGTACATATGCGCAATAAAGAGAGCTGTCATATATGTGATGATTCACCGTATCCGTGAACCCGGATATAATGACGGGGTTGCTGGCGTGCTTCGCCGTCCTTTTGCTGCTGCTTTGGTTTTTAATGGTCTGGACAACTTTCGACTGCCCTATTTGAGTGTCAATAAAATTCTTATCCACCACAATAGGGTAGTAGTATTTTTCAAGGTAGCGTTTGATACCGTACAGCTTTAGCGACACCTCGTTACGGCGGGCGCCGATATCATTTGTGATGTACGTTACCATGTCGTCAACATAATTACGTTGATCATCAGTGAGTAATCTGCTTATCGTATCGAAGCCGGTCTCACGATCCAAAAGCACCAGGCTCTTTTCAACCTTTGACTTCTTCAGCTTTTTGCCGGGGCGTTCAACTTTTTCTTTCTGGACGAGATAAAATCCTCCGTTAAATATATGGTCTTTGCCCTGGTTTCTCTTCATGGTCGCATATAATGACATGGCTTGCTCGATTGTCATAGTTACTTTTCCGCGCAGACTTTCAAAGCTAACTGTCTTTTTACTCCAGCGCTCATCATAATGATTCCTCCGCTTTATCTCTCGCTCCTTTTCTCGCGCCTCGGCAACTATATTCGCCTGTATATTTTCGCCGTTGCGGAGGTTTTTATAAAGCTGTGCGAAGGCGCCGTTTTGTCCGCTTATTGACTCAAAAAGATACTGAGGCATCATAAGCCCATGTTTATATTCGTCCTTTGACATTTTTGCCGAATCAATTTTGCTGTGATTTTCAGGCAGCTCGTTGAAAGGTGAATTCTCTAATGCGTCAAGTTTGGTGTGCTCGCTATGCGCTATCGTAGAAATTGTCGCCTTGATGTTATCTGCGAATATTTGATTCCCCTTCTTGACAAGATGCTGAACCTGCTCGCCGATATTCTTTGCAATTTCAAGATCTATATCTGAGAGATCTCTATATCGTGCATTCGCACCTTCACCGCTCATGTTTCGCCTTCCGAATTCTTCCAATTGTGAAACGAGCTCTTCGTTAACCGTATAAGCGGATTCCCCGATGAATTTGGAATACTCGTGCATGAATTCAAACAAGCTTTCTCGGTTAAATTCCTGCTGCCGTGATGCGGGCAACATCTTGAGATATGCATTTACCAGCGGCTTTAGCTCCTCGGGCACATGAGCACTGTCGCTCTCGTTAACGATTCGGCGATTCAGATACTTATATGTGCGCTCGATGTCGTTCATCATCACCCTGCGCCGCTCACTTCTCTCCTTTGCTTCGCGAAATTCCGCAACACGATTCGCATATTCGCGGCGGTAATCTTCACGGTTCTTGACGTTCTTTCGGTTAAATTCACGCCGCAGCTCCGAGCGAAGCTCCTGCGTGCCCTGCATATTTTTATAAACAAGGCCACGGTATTTATCCTTGTCACTCTTGAGCGTACCGACATTGAAATACTCACTGAAAAGCTGCGAGCCGAGCAGCGCAGCTTCTTCGTCCATGCTCACTGTCGTCTGCTCATAAGGGTTAACGCTGCGTCTTTTCACGGCATCAAAGAACGCTGCCAGCTGCATCGGCATATCTTTGTCTGATATATCCGTCGGGAAATACTCGGGCGCAAGCTCGTGCAGCTGCCCCCATGCTTCATCGAGCGCTATGGCGCCGTCGTTCTTAGTGGTAAGCCTCGTTTTGCCAAAGAGAAGATTCCGATAAGAGCGATAATCGCCGTATGTGCCCTCTATCTCCGCCTTAAGCTCCGGGGATATATATATCGGTGTCCGCCTGAGCCAGTCTCTTGTATCGGAATACTGCTCCCACAGCTCACTGTCAACGCTTGTGCTTTGGTCAAGGATCCTGTGGGCTATTCCGACAAACTGCTCGAGCGTCCAATCTTCATTAAAATTGTTCGTCTTTTTGGCACTCGACATATAGTCATAGACAGCGTTAAGCTCCTTTGAGAGCTGTGTGCTCGAATACTTGCTGCTGGTCTGTTTGAGTATTTTGCGGCTCACTCGGTCAATGTCCTTGTTGTCAAGGTGGATATCCTCGCGCACTCCGCTGTAAAGATCGCCGAGAGAGGCATAGATCTGCCTGAATATCCTGTTCTCAGCGATAACCTCCCCGTAATATGACAAAGCCGGGTCATTGTCCTTCTTGCTGAACAGCACACTGTCGTCTTCATTGAGCTTTTCGAGGCGGCTCTGCTCATCTCCGGCGACATATTCCGAGATAGCCACTCCCGCTTTTTCAAGTGCAGTTCTCAGCTCGTCGCTTATATTGTCAGGCACCACGGCTCGCACAACTTCTTCAAAGCCGACCGCCCGCTGCGGCTTGGCTTCGAAATAGCGTGCCGGCATCTCGGAGATCTCCTTGACGAGATCAACAATACTGTCGACCGTTTCCGCAGTTGTCTTCGGTGCATATTCCTTAAGATATGCCAGCATTTCCTCCTTGGATTCACAGCTACGCACGGCATCCACAATGTTTTCATAGGCATTGTCGATAGCTATAAATTGATTTTCCATTCGCGGATCAGCAATAGCTTGCGCTATGTTTTGGAGTCTTTCGCCGAAGCCTTGCTTTATTCTTGCGTTTTCCTCGTCGGATATTCGTACAAGCCTGTTTGTGTCTGCCTTGATATCTCCGATACTTCCGTATTCTCTGGTCGACACGCCCCATATTCCGATTCCCGAGAAGAGCGACACCCCACCCTTCTGAGTTTCTTCTTTCATAGCTTGCACCACATTTTCAAGGTTTTCTTCCCAATGCAGCGCCTCAAAGCTCCGTCGGTTTCCCATTCTGTCAAATGGGACTTTATTATTGCGTATGCCCTTTGTCTCTTCTATGCCTCCGAAAAGATTTTGCAGCCACGAGTTATATGCAGATTTATCAACGGCTTTTTCGCGCGCCTTTTCAGTGGCATTGACATCGAGCTCCTCGGTAGTTTTAACCGGCCCCTCTTTCAAATATGTAGCGGCTTTGCGGACTTTAAGCAACATATCAAACGACTTAGTATCATGTGGGAAAAGGCTTTCCAGAGTTTCCCTATGCTTTGCAAAATATTCCTTTCGGTGTAACATAGGACTTTCTCCGGCCGTCGGTATAATTTCATTTACGGTCTCGGCGCCGAGAGCCTCAATGATTCTATCGTATTCAGCCTGTTGCTCTTTTGGAATCTCTGTCTTCTTTTCTGTATATATGGGCTTAAACTCTTTGCCAGTGGTATCCAGCAAAAACAGCTCCATCATTTGCTTGTCATCTGCAAGTTCCTCCATCAACCCGGCTTCTCCTCCGCTGTTTTGCAGCTTCCTTTCGGCTTCATTTGCATAGCCGTAGAGCGGTCTCGCGCTTTTGTCGCCATATTTGTGATAGAGTTCATAGTATTTATCGCGTATGTGATTTACCACATTTTCGTTAGGCTTATACTCGATAAAAGGATATGTCGGCGTCCATGCATCCCCGCTATAGACCTTATTTGCCGATGTTGCTTGCGGGTCAATAGTACTCTTGTCAAAGATCAGCGAAATGTCACCGTATTGCGAATGCCCCTCCTTTGCTTTCAGCACAGCAATTGACGGCATGGGCAAACCTCCGAGGCTCAGGGATTTGAGCAGTTTTTCCTCCGACAGATTATGCACGGCGATAAGCTCCCCTTTTTCCTCAACGCTGTCTTTGAGCGAAAAATTGTTGTTGACATTACTATTCGACTGTGCTATACTATCTTTTGCAAGGCTGATGATTCTTGTCCCCTCGGAATATTGGATTCCGACTTTGGACATCATATTATTGGCCTTGCTTTTATCTGTCGCAATAAGTGTTCCGTTCTCCGCAGCACGTGTCAATTTGTTTACCAAGTCAGCAAGTGGATAAACACTTTTCACTATATTGACTGTCTCTCCGTCCATATTTTCATCTTTGTCTATGCCGGCAACATAAAAAGTCGGCTTTCCCTTTTCATCGAGAGCGGGCTTATTGGTTATAACCGTTACTCCGTTGCCTCCTCGTTGTATAAACATTACAGCGTCGCTGATTAATGACGGCAGCTGCCTCATCACCTTTGTCGGAACCTCATGCGCAGATATGCTGCTCCCCTCTTTTTTTCTTCTTGTTGACTTTCTATAGTCAGACTGATTCATCACAAAATAATTTGTACTATCGATTCCGGATCTGCTGTCGACACTCAGCTTCCCCAAACACAACGCATCATGTCTATTCAGTTTATTTTCTACGATACTGTCAATCTGCTTTGTGTATTCAATATTCCGAGTGTACTTAATACTGTAATCTTCGCTGTCTTCCGCCGTTTCGGCGGTTTTTTTATTTTCAGCCTGCTGCCTTGCTTCAAAATTCTCGCCGGCCTTTTTGGCGCCCTCGATGAGCATTTCCCTGATCTTACCGAGCTTCTCAACGTCACCGCTGAGTGCGGATATCTCTTCGTGCTTACCGTTGGAAGCCAGCACCTTCAGTGTATTCCTCATATTGCTGACGATTTCTCCGAGCCTGCTTATGATTTTACCCGCGAGGCTGTTATATTTGTTCGTAAATTTGCGAATAAATTTTTCGTCCATAAAAACGTCAAACATGCTGTCGCCGACAAGCTCGCTCACCCGCTTGTCCTGTGCGTAGCTCTTGCCGTATCTCTCAAGAGCCTTGTCTACATCAACGCCCTTTTCTTTAAGTGCGGACATGACATAGTCAGACAACTGCTGCGCCTGGTCGCTCGCGTAATTCTCGACATGGTGATACAGCTCATGGCCTGCCGTCCTCAGCAGCAGATTGCCGTCGGCGTTTCTTGCAATGACTATGCGGTTTTTATCCCGCATATAAAGACCGTTTGCCGCCTCGCCCTTGGAATTGGTATAGCTGTCAACAATGATTATCTCCGTATTAAACGCCTTGCAAATGCCGTCGAGCACTTTTTTTTCAGCCTTAAACTGATAATTTCCGTTTTTGTCAACGAGACTCAGATCCGTGACACCCTGACGAAATTCGCGGTTGACTGCACCCGCTCTCACTATCTGCTCCTGTGCCTCCGGCGTGAAGAAATTGCCCCACACATTGTCAAGCTTGCGTGCCTGCTCCACGTCGGCACCGGCTCTACCCATATTACGAAACCAGTCAAAAGCCTGCTTATAAGATTTGACGTCCACATCGTCACCGTAGTTGTTGACGAAGAGCCGGGCTTCGTCTGTGCTGTATTCCTTGGCGGCATCATACAGCTTTGCCGCGCGTTTGTCCGTCACATTGGCGTCGGATAAAGACACCGATTCGCCCGAGGTAGTCTTGACCGTTATCTCGCCGGTGTCACGGTTGACCTTTTCGATTTTATCGACCGTCTTTTTTTCGCCTTTGATCTCGATTTCTGGGTTAGTCATTTCGACCTTGGTGCGCTCGTCAAGACGCTTCTGTGCAAAGTCGTCTGCAGCTGCCTTCATTTGCTTAGCTGTCTCGCGGGTATCAAGCTGATCCTTGGCATTCAAAAAATCTTTATCGAGCGCCCGAAGATCTCTCTTACTCTGCGCGTTTTTCCTCGCTGCGGCATATAACTCTTTCAGTCCGTCTATATTTTCGGCATCCTTAAATCTGCCGTCGATTTGAGCGGCAGCCTGCATATAAACGTCAGCGTTTTCGAGCGCACTCTTACCTACGGCATAATCACCAAACTTGCCTCCGTGCTTGGCAGCACGTTCTTCTGCCTTGACCGCAGCTTTATAGGCTGCGCTGTCACTCGGAGCCGCCTTGCCCTCTGCTATGGTGCTCTTGGCATTACCGCTGTCTTTAATAGCACGTCCTACATACCGGGTCTCATTCGCCATTCTTGCCTGACTGTAAGCCGTACCGCCTGCGCCGAAGGCTGCGCCCATGAGCGCACCGCCGGCACCCGCTTCAACAGCCTGCAGGCCGAGCCGCTTAAATACTTCCTTCTTGGCGTCCTCTTCGCTCATGCCGTTTGCGGTAAGCTCCCTCATCATTATTTCGACATTTGAGAGATTCCCGTTTGCCACATAGTCATAGACTATGTTTGCAACCTCCGTGTTAAACTCCTCAGAAGCATTTACAAAGGTGGTTTTTGCTATATCTTTAGCTGCCTCTCGTGCCGTTCTGGCGCTCGTTTCTTTAAAGGTTTTCAGGTTGCCGAGCGAAACTTTTTCAAAAAGCGTTTCAAATGTGCCTGCAGCTACAGCGCCAGCTATCGCCTTGTCGCTGCTTACACCCCTGTCGGTAAGATCTGTAGCGGCGTCCGTCGCTGCACCTGCACCGAGGGCAATTGCGCTTGCCCAGCCGCCCAACGTACCGGATAGCAGCGAATCTGCACCGCTCATACCGGTGTCATAAATAAAATCAAAGGCATCGAAGTCGCCGACCATCCAGTTTGTGTTCTGTTTGACCTCGTCTCTTATGTTTCCTGAATAATTCCGTAATGAGTTGTACTTGTTGTTATTGTCGAGCCCTATATCGCCCATGCCGAGTGCCTTGGCCTTCTGTGCGTCAAGATAACTGTCTGCCATACCGATAACACCGAGCGGTCCACCGAGAACAGAAGCCGGCACACTTACTGCGGAAGCCACTTTTCCATGCTCATCGGCAAATTGCCTTGCACTTTTAGCATTGCGTTCCTCTGCCTCCGCAGATTTCATACGTTTATGTATCAGCGACATAGCTTCAATTTCATCGTCGCTCATACCATACTTCTGTTTCAGCGTGTCACGGGCAGTCTGGGCATTAATCTGTGCAGATGAGAGATGCACAGCGTTTGCTCCCCCATTCTGATTTGTAAGAGCTGCAACGAGATTTGACCACATCTGCTGTTCCTTAACTTCTTCGCCGCCGGCAATATAATCCAGCTGCTTCAAAGCGTCGGGTGACATTTCATAATACTTGTTTTCGTTTTCGATCAAGCGGCCGATGCTCCGTATTTCCGCTTCCTCCTGCTTGATTGCCTTGACGCTCTGCCTTCTCCGTTTCTTTTCTTCCTCGGCTTCGTTCTTTGTTATCTTAACCCCCTGTATGTTGTCATTGTTTGAAGTGTTGGAGGATGAAATTTTGATTCCATGTATGCTGTCTGAATTACCGTTTGAATTCTTCTTTGCAGGCGCAGGCGTCCCGTCACCATGCTCTCTGACTTCCTTCTGCCACTCCATTCGTTCACGGCTGCTCACCTTTTGGGCGGCATTATAGCGTCTGCGGGCTTCTGAGCTGACTATACTGCGGCGCTGTTCTGTTTCAGCTTTTTTGGGCGCATTCGTCACACTGTTATTTACAGTTATTCCGTATGTGGTTTTTATGGCAGAGTATCCTTCATCCTGGCGTTCGGTTTCTATTTCTGTCAACGCTTGCTTTATCCGAGCTTTATTAGAATTCAAGGCTGCAGAATCTTCTTGTGAAAAGCGGTTTTGTTCGTTGGCTCTCTGCTCCGAATCAATTTCCGCTAACGCTTGCTGAATTCTGCGTCTTCCCTGTTCATTCATTCAATGATCCCTCCTCAAAAATCGGATGTCTGATAGTTATATCGCTTAAGCAACTCTTTAAGTTGCTTGTCACTAAGCTCCCCGGCTTGTGCCTCTAAAAGGTCTCTACGAGCCTCGCCATGCTTTTGGTCGAGCTGCCCTATGAGCTCATTGTATCCTCTCTGAGATAACCCGTCATTTTTGTTGCTTGTGCCTGTACTGCTCTTACCCTCCAGCGCCGCATACTTATACTTGAGATCACTGTCATACTGTCTCTGATCCTGAGCAAGGGCAGCGTATTTGTATGCATCACTTGCATTAAACTGCCGCTGATCCTGGGCAAGTGCGGCATATTTATATCCGAGATCGCTGTCGTACTGCTTCTGATCCTGCGCGAGGGCATCATATTTATATTTCATCCCGCTGTCATACTGCCGCTGGTCCTGGGCTAAGGCAGCATATCTGTATGCGTCGTCGGCGTCAAACTGTTTTTGTGATTGCTTGAGCTTGGCGGCTCCGAGAGCTGCATCGACACCTATGCCCGCAAGACTTACCCCCGCGCTCATGCCGGCGGTGGTGAGGTCGACGGCAGCACCTACGCCCATGTTGACATAGTTATAAAGCATTTGCTGATTAAACTGCCGTCTGTTCTCGTCAAGCTGCTGCTGGAACTGCAGATTGGCGGTCGCCTGCTGTTTCTGAGCGGCATAATAGCTGCGATCCTGCTGCCAGGTCTGCAGCTCGGTGAGATACTTGTTAAATTCATCCTCACTCATTGCCTGCACTTTGTTAAAGATATAGCTGCGGTCTTGATTGTACTGCTGCAGCTCGCTTTCAAATTTTGAGAAATCAAGGCTCTCCTGGTTCTGCAGCGCCGCCAGATTCGAGCGCAGTTCACTGCCGTTTGCCTGCCAGCGGTTAAGGGCGCTGTCGGCAAGCTGAGGGATGATATCCGTCATTTCAGAGATATTCTGCTGATACATCTGCTGCCCTGCAGCCTGCGAATAACTGCTGCCGTAGCCGCCGGTCAGATTTGCCGCCTCGCCCATGGCGCTCTTCATGCCGAGCATGGCGTTGCGCTGATACTGATCCTTGAGACTGTTCCACATCGGGTCGGTGTTAAAATCGTATTTGAATTCGCCCCTCTGCTCAAGCTGAGAGAGGACGGCATCTATGCGGTCACCGTATTTGCTGGTGTATTCAGGCTTGGTTTTTTCCTGCTGCTCAAGCTCCTCATACATCTTAAGCAATCTGTCGCTCTCCTGATATTTGCCGGGCTTTTCGGCATCAAGGGCTTTGAGACGGGCATCATTCTCGGCAATGTCGTCGTTATACTGCTTTTTATTATAGTAGCTGTTTATAGCGGCGCCTATATTGGTGTTGCCGAGCAAGGGCGCAGCCTTTTTAATTGCTCCGGCAGCGGAATCCACCGCCGAGGCGATCCCGCCGCTTGCATTAGCTATGCTTTCCTTTATCTTAGGTATATATGAGCCGACGGGTTCGTCATTGCTCTTCCTTTTCTTTTCGGTAAATCCCTTGAAATTATTCACGATATCACTCCTTAATTCTTTTCAGGCAGGTCTCCTCTTTCTTCGAGGATTCTTTCTATTATTTCGATCAGCGACGCTATTAGTATTTTGGCAGCAGGATAAATAACTGCCGCAAGCAACACGCCGAGGGACGCGGCAATTATGAGAAGTATGTTACTTGATTTTTTGTTAAACTCTTCTTTCTTGGCGTTAAAGATAGTCGGTGAGCGCCACCGACAGAGCATTGATTATCGCCTTGAAAATCGGATCGTTGAGCCATTCACGCGAATACGGGTGTGCATGATCCGCATAGCACAATCCGGCAGTACCCATATCGCCGGGCGTGATTATTATTTTAGGCACCGTAAGAGTCTCACCGTTTAACGGATAATCTTCTGTTTCTGTAGTGCTTTCCGTAAAAGCAAGATTCCCCCTCATTGGGTGCCCTTCTTTAAGCTCCATTTTCAAATAGTCGGCAACAAGCTTAGGAGTTGCATGCAAATAGCCTGCCGCGTCCGATACCACCGCATGTTTAAGAGCAACCTCACCTTCGCCGTCAAGCACTTTTCCGTCACTTTGCAAGCAACCATGTGTATGATTGCCGAGCGCTGCTTTACCCTCCTCGCCGCCGAAACCGTTAACCGAAGTCTCGCCGAGCTTCAGCGCCTTGCCGATGAGCGTCTCACCCTCGATATTGTCGTCACACTTGATTTTCCAAGCACTACCGAGCACATTCTCCTCCGTCGCATAACCGCCGAATTTTGCTCCGTTCCCGCCATGGCGCAGGTGGAAAGCGGTTGACATAGTACGCAGCGAGCGCGTAACCGTATAGGCTCCTGCAGCGTCCTGCAGCTCAACGCTTATAAGATACGTCTGATACAGCCGCAAGCCGCCTCCGAGTTCCTCTGCAGTTTTGCTGATATCAATATCGACGTTCTCGGCGCCGCTTTCGGGCAGTGTCTGCGAGGTCAGCTCTATGACTGCATCTGTGCTCCCCGGGCGTGACAGCCTTACTATAACCGCACCCTTTAGCTTGTTTCCGAAATCCTTGACCGCTCCAGGCAGAAGCCTTGCTTTGAACCTCAGACCATATAATGCGTTTTTGTCGGCATTGCGCCCTATCTCTGCTCCCGTGGCATCCGTCCTATAGCAGAGTACCGCACTTTCGCCTTGCGCTGCCGCGAGCCTCGGCGGCTCGTATTCGGCGACCGTCACCCTCTGCGTTTCCGTCACAGTGTATCCGAGGCTTGTAGTCACCGTAGCTATGAGATCTATCGTGCCTGACACGGCGAGGATATCGCTCTCCTTACTATATTCCGTCTGCCCTGCCACTCCCGCTACCGTGCCGCCTATGAGACCGCCCGAAAACTTGACATTTTTGATGCTCTGGCCGTGTTTAAGCTCCGTTATGTTGACCTTCGGCGTCAGTTTGGAGTAACCCTTGACCGGCACCGTGTCGAACTCCGCCGAATTTGCCGCAGCCGTAAAAGTAAATTTCGGCATGAGATCGGCATAAAGATTGATATATGTGATGTATTCGACTGCTTTTGCGGAGCCTTTCCATCCGACCGCCTTGATATAACAGAGACGTCCCTTATCATACGGCCATGCAAAGCGGGCATAGTTGTCGTTCGGAGCGAATTTAACTCCGCTCTTTATGTTGTCCGCCGACAGCTCGCTCCTGATCTGTATTTCGTCGGCGTTACCGTTGTTGTCCGTTACGCCGTGTGCGCCGAAGAGCAGCTCATATTTGAGTGAGCGAAAAAGCGAGCCTCTGTCAACGCTGCCCGACACCGTGATCTCGCTGCCGATGCCGTAATTGACTCTGTCTGTTGCTATGTATCCCATGTCGTTATCAGTCTCCTTCCCAGTTAAATGCTATGCCGTCCGTGACTTCGATGCGATATCCGCCGAAATAGATATAGTCGACTATCTTCGCCTGCCTGATATACAGCTCCTTACCGCTGATATAAGCTATCTCGTAGCCGTTCTCGACAAAGCTGATTCTGTCCTTGACCAGCCGTAGTTTCAAGCCGCTGTCACCCTCGACCTCACCGATCTCAACACCGTATATGGCCTTGCCGCTTTCGTCCGTGTCGAGCTCACCAGTCTTGATATATCCCTGAGATGTGACCACATAGCCGCTTATATCCTCAACCTTCTGAAACAGGGTTATCTCACCAAGCACATTCTCGACGCGCTCTTTCATGTATTCAGCCGAGTATGTGCCGAACTGATTGCTTATCGCCTGTATCGAGCCCGTCAGACTCTCTCGGGTCTCGGCCAGATCGGTGTTAAGCTCCTCGGCCGTGAGGATTATCTTCTGTTTGAGCGCATCTATGCGCTTTTTCAAATCAGTCTGCGCCTTTTCCTTTGCCGCCGCCCCTACTTGCAGCTCGCTCCTGGTCTCAACGGTGAAATTGTCAACCTCAAGGTTGGAGAGTATAAAACGCAGCTGATCGTCAAGGTCATAGAGATATTTCTCTATTTTCTTCAGCCGTGTGGATTCATCGGCACCGGCAAAATTCGGCACATTGCAGTTAATTACCATTTCGATAGCTCCCCTTTTCGTAATACTTGGATATGGAGTATATCTTCGCTGCACCTTCGCCGGATATCCTTATCTTCATGTGGTCGACCTTTGGCGTGGTTATCGGTATCGTATAAGCTCCTTTCGGCTGATTTTCAATTGCGGCGACCTGCACCCACTGTCCGTCACTGTTGTACTGCAATGATATATAGACCTTTGTTTCGGCTTCGATTTTCAGCCTTATCTGTATCTCGCTGTACCATTTGCCGTCAGGCTCGGCGATACCGATATCTCCGCTCTCGCCGTACCATTCAAACGCTTCTTCCTTTTTCTTGATTGGGATAGCGCCGTCATACTGCTCGCAGTCCATTACGCACAGCTTATTCTCGGCGTCGATATAATACAGATTACCCTTGTCTTCGGCAAAAAATTGTACTTCAAGGTTGTCCTCCCGGAACCACATATTCAGCGCCTCGTCGTATACGAACAAATGAGACCTGCCTTGCACGTCCTTCATGCTGATATAGTATCTATCTCCGCAGGCGCCGCCTACGCCGTCTTTATATCTCACCTTGCCGAATGGCGCATATATGCCGCTCGGAGTGCCGCCGGCATACTGGCACACGCCGCTCTTGCTGAGATAATAGAGCGTCTCGTTGGCTATGCAGGCACTCTTGCTGCTGTTTCTCAGGATTCCTCTGCAGGTGACGTTGGTGATCTGATAATTGCTCGGCTTACTACCATAAATTTTGTGGATTACATTTTCCTTAAAAAACAGCACGTAGCCGTTATGCACGGCAGCGCCGGTAAATCGGCCGTCAGAGCCTACCGACAGGGTATAGCTGTCCTGCGTTGTCCCGATAAATTGATGCCAGTTTTTAGGGTCTCCCTGGGCACAGGCATATATCTCATTGATCTCTCCGTCCCATATGCAGCCCCACAGCCTATTCTCACTCTCAACGACATAGTCAAGCTCCGGCACGGTACGCTCGAATGTTATACCCGCTGAGCCGTCGGGGATAGTCAAGCTCCCCGATTTTTTTATAAGCTCCGTGATTATGATATAATCCTGACCTATGCCCCATATTGGGTAATACCCGTCTATATGGCTCACCGAGGCAGCATACTCTTCCTCTGTTCGTTCCGAGGCCGTCGCAAGCCCTCCGATCTGCACCACGTCATAAAGGCTGAGTCCGTTGTTAATGCCTGCCGCCTTGACTTTTATGTAGGTCGTTGCAACGCTCGACCACTCCTGCGTATAGCTGCTGTATACCTTGAGCACATCTTCGTCGCCGCTGCTGTCTATCCAAAAGTCCCCGTTCTCCGGGCCTTCAGGCTCCGATGCCGATTCCGTCGGGGTAATGGTATCGCCCGCAAGGTTGCAGAGCGTAAAATCCACGTGCTGTGTTTCAAACTTTCTCTCAAGCCACTCGAAATCTCCCGTGGCGGTGTTATAGCTCGCCTTGTCGGGAAAGATAATGATCTTTGCACCCATCGAAACAAGCTGGCGCTCCTTATCGAGCTGCTTGAGGTCATGTACGAATACACCGCCGTAATACAGCTTGCTGTCGTCAACCCACGCAAGCTGTTCTTTCGCAAGCAAGCCCTGCGGCTTTATAAGCTGCGCGTCGAGCTGTGCTCTCCTGCTGCGAGGGCTCATAAGCGGTACAAAGTCGCCGGTAAGGTTTCCCATGTCAAAGAACTCGTAATCGCCGTTGACAAGATTATGATTGTACCCGTAGAAGCGGGTCTGAATGTCTCTTGACTTGCTCATCTGCTCCCTCCGTCCAGCGGACTATAAGCAACATCACGCCGCTTGCCATCGCCGAACACATCAATTGTCTCCATGACCGGCTTATGCTCTCTGATATATGAGCCCGCAAACGCCTGATACAGATTATTAAACAGCGTAAGACTGCTGCCGTATCTCTCATAGTCCTGATTGTATTTGTCGATTTGAGCGTGCAGATAAAGCACATACATCTCATCATACGGCGGCGGAGCAAGCAGCTCGGTGTCGGGATCTGTCGCTGCGCCGTACCCTGCAAACACAAGATCCTTGCCGGCCTCGCTCTTTCTTATGATGTTCTCGGCTATGAGCCGGTCAAGGTTACTGAGCCATTCGATTTTTATTTCTTCATCGTAATTGTTGTTGGGCTTCGTCTTGTCGCACTGCGCTGTAGCCTCTCTTATCTTCATATCGTGCCTCCTTAATAGAAAAAGCCCGGAGCGGCAATTACCGCCCCGGGCAAATGCCCTCGTCAGAATTTCGTCGGGTCGTATCTGTGAGATTCGACATGCCTGGAGGCGGCACGCTTCTGCATCTGTGCCAGAAGCACCGCCTCGGCCACATCAGGCGGCACATCAACCGTCTTGCCTGTCTGCACGAGGCAATTGCGCTGATCAGTGCTGACATACCTTTCGGTATCGTCTCTGCTGTTCTTCTCGATATAGACCGATTCCTTCTGCTCTTCCTTTTTGGTTTTAGCTGCCATGGTCTGCCTCCTTAATTGGCGTCCGCTGCGTTAGAGAAGCTCGAGCCGCTCTCGTTGCGGATCATATATTCGTCGTGCAGGATCTCTGCGCCCTTGAAGCTCTTCCAGCCGATGGTGCAGCGCTGATTGAGAGGATCGTTGCCTGCGCCGAGAGGCTTGGCTATGATCTCCGTGCCCTTGCCGCCGAGATCGACTACACCGTATGTACCGCCGCCGCCCATATAAAGGGTGCTGAATACCGCGCAGTTATCCTTGCCGCCCTCGCCGGGGTATATCTTGGTTGCTGCACTGATCTCGGTTTCAATCTGACCCGTGAGCACAATGGTGCTTGCTGTGTTGCTGGCGATCTGGTATCTCTTACCGGTGCCCGCAGGGGTTATCCAGCGACCGACAAGCTCGGGATCGCTTGCCTTGAGAGTGTCACTGACGGTGATAGTCGTCACGCCGCCGGTGCTCGTAGACGCGCTTGCGTTGAGAGACTCAACATGGCTGCCGTCGCCGAGCGGGAACTTATCGCCCTTAAAGATCTTTGCCTCCGAGGATTCGCAGAATCTTACGCCGCCGAGCTGACCGATCTCGCCCTTGAGCATATTCTCAGGTTTGGCGTAGCTCATAACGCCCCTCCAGAGATCGCCCGCCGCCATCATTATGTCGTAGGCGACATACGGGTGTATGATAGCGACATAGTTGCCGTCTGCCGTCTTCGGCGCGTTGTTCGCCTTGAGCTTGGCGGCGTTGCGGAATACATCCTTGACCGTGTGCAAATGTTCCTCGGTAAGCTCCACTCTCTTGGTGGCTCTGGTGCCGTCCTTAGCTGCAAAAGCCACGGAATAGCCCGAGTTGATGATCTCGCGCACTACCGTATCGAGCGTAAGCGCCGCCTGCTCTGCACAAGCTGCGGTCGCTTCGGAGATAACGGGGTCAATAGCTACGAGGCTGATCTTGTCGGTGTACTCCTGGTAAGAGCCGTACTGCTCAACCTCGGCATAAATGGGATAAATGGTCATGTTCTCGCTCTTCGGAGTAACGCCCTCCACTATGGGGGTAAGAGCCTTTCCCATGGTCTTTCTGACCCTGAATTCTGCTCTGTCGCCGCGTCTCGCGGGAATAGGCGCCGGCATACCGAACTGCTCATGCACCAGGCGCGGACCTGCCTTTCTCAAGAGTTTCTCATTGTAGTAGGTTTTCATTTCAACGGAAAGGCCGTTGAAATCTGCAAGCTGCGACGGGGTCATGTTCTTGCCCTCGGTCACACCGCTGTATGCCGTCACCGAGCCGGTCGCAGGGTCAACGATGCCCTCGGTGCCTTGGGCGAAAAGCTGCAGCGTGAACAGCGCAGCTATCATGTTTTTGATCTTCTTTCTCATACTTTTCTCCTTCCTTAATTATCGCAGCGTAATTACCTCTCCCGCTGCGGCTCGACGCTCAAGTTCATCCATCTGAGCGTCTGTAAGTCCTCTGATGTTAATAGGAGACGGTGTGGCAGTCTGGCCGCCCTTGGCAGCGCTCTCTCTCGGGCGCTGTCCATTGGCAACGATATCATTCTGTATCTGCCGAGCTGCCTCCTGCTTGGCTCTCTGTGCGGCCGTGCCCACGGCTCTGTCAAAGTTGAGGACTTTATATGCGGTCTCGACAGGGACGCCCGCATTGATCATCGTGCGAAATCCCTCATCACCCGCATATGCAGCCTGAAAGTCAAAGGATTGGTCGTATTTCCGCTGTACTTCCTCCGCCTGCCTATGCAGGTCGGCAACGATAGTACGCATACGCTCCTGCTGCTGCCGCTCCTCAAGCTCCTGACGTGCTTTTTGACCGTCCAACAAAGCCTTGTACTGCTCAACGCTCACGCCCTGCTCATATGCCGCATCGGCATAATATGACTCGTCATCCTCGACCGCCTTGACCAGCGCAGCCGTGTCGTGCGGGTCAACGCCGTATTTAGCGCCGAGCGCCTCACTAATGGGAGCAAGGCTCTTGAGCTGCTCCTCCATCTGTTTGGTCTCCTTGAAGCGCTTGTTGATGATCTTCTGCACTGCGTTGTCATGCTGAGCCTTAAACTTACCCTTGATAAGCTCGTTATACTCCTCATCAAGTGACGGTTCCTGCGGCGATGCCTCAGGCTCCGCTGTCTGCTGAGCGGCGACCTCAGCCTGCTGATTCTGTTCGCCCGCTGCCGGTGCTTGTCCCTCGCCCGCTGCGGCCGATCCCTCCGCAAAAAGCTGCAAGCTCCATTTGTTTCTTTGCATTAATCCATCGTTCCTTTCCGAAGTGTCAGTGATATAATTCACGCTTTTATCATATCAAACTTTTTTTGATTTCGTCACCCCCACAGCAGGGGCGTTGACACGAATATATTCGGGGTATTTTGACGCCATTATTTTGAACGCCTCGACAAGCGCCGCACAGAAAAAACAAATATTCTCGCTGTTTGGAAGCGTGATTTTGCTGTATCCGCTGCACATCTTTTCAATTTTACCGTCACTCAGCATGGCGGCGTTGGCGCACATGAGCGTCAGCGCCGATACTCCGGCGCACACTATATCCTCTCCCTGCGGCGCATAATTGCTGTGGCCGCTGACTTCAACGATAAGCTCCTCGGCGTTCCGACTGATTGTGACAGTTATCATCACTTTACCTCCGTCGACTTCGAGCTGCTTTTCTTGGCCTTATCTACGGTGCTGTAACCGCTGTCCTCATGCATTTCTCCGAGCTGGTTCACGGCTCCGCCGCTTACCTCCTGCCCGGAACCCATATACAGCTGATTACCAGCCTCGCCGAGCAGCCCGAGCTGAGCTATACGCTGCAGATATCCGTTGCCCGTGAGCCTGTCAAGCTCGGAAGCAAGCTCATATAAGAGCGGCTGCATTTGCTGCACCATATCATAGAGCGTCTTGTTCTGCTTGAGCTTCTCTATGAGACGATCCTTGCCTTCCATTTCAAGCATCTCAAGGCAGGCTATGCTTTGATCGGCATTCTGCGGCAGGAAAAAGCCCATCGAATAAAAGTTGATCATATCTTGATTTTGCGCCGCGCGGGAAAACGGGTTTTGTTTATGCGCCTTTATCTTGATATCAAATATCGGCAGGCGGTCGCCCATCGGTGAGCCGGTCAGCGAATCCTTTTGAGGCTGCGGGGCTATTTGAGCGTTTGAAAAACGCACGAATTCGGGCTTGCCGTCCTTGCCCACTATCCTGAAGCAGCGCTCGGCATTGTAAAACTGTCGGATAAGCTCTATAACAAGAGCTGTTATCTCCTCGACAGCGTCATAGCTGCCGCTTATCATGTCTCTGCTTGTCTTATTGCCCGCCTCCTGCAGCGCCGCTATTGCCGCGCCCGAGGTCACGCCGCTGCTCGTTGCGCCGTTAGAAAAGTCTCTGTTTGAGCCCGTCTCCTTTAGCTCGTCGATCTTGCGGTCAATCGTCGTTATGACTGTACCGCTGAGCGGTGTACTTGTTATCTCACGCGCCGACGCCTCGCTTAACTGACCGCCCGTTACATGGACTATAGGGTTAGTCCAATCGGCAAATTCCTGCGTGTTGAATTTGGCATCATTGCTGACTGCCCAGCGCCTTGTAGCGCTCTGCTTGGCATTAACGAGAATAGCGTTGTTAAGTACGTCTATCTGCTCCTGAGCGTCCTTGAGCTGGTCTATCCATCCGGCGCCGCACGGTGAATCCTCCATCGGGAACAGTACGTCAAATACAAACGGATACTTACCGTGATCATAAAGTCCCGTCACGGCTTTGGACTGCTCAACGATATTTCCGTTTCCGTCCGACTGTATCTGCGTCTCGTTCTCGGTGGCATAAAGTACGGTGTCACCGACGAACTTACAATAGTGCAGCACGGGTTTGCCGTTTTGTAGCCGCTTATAATACCATTCGTACACCGTCGTCTTTTTGCTGTTGTCGGTGGTGTCCTCAGTGCGCTGCTCCTCCATGTCGATTATTGCCGGTGCTGGATCAACGTCAGGATACTGCTGTTTGAGCTGATCTATATCGACTTTCGAGGTCACGAAGAGATTGGCACTGTCCTGTATGTTCTCGATGCCCGGCTCCCAAAAGACATTAAGAATGTTGACCTTTCTGATCGAGATATCGCCGAGGCCGTTGAGCTTGGTACCGTCCCATACCACACCGTAGACCGCTGTGCCGAAGTTGATTTTGTTCCAGCAGTTTTTACTATAGGCACGCTTGAAATGATTATTTTCAAACACGCACGGTATGATGCTCGTGAGCATCGTGGCCGCATACTCATCGTCGGCCTCACGTGCGAACACCGACGGCTCGGGATAATTATCCATATAATCAGCGTGCTTGTTGTTGAGAGCGTTAAACATCCAGCGAGAACGATATGTTCGCTCCACGCCCTTCTGTGCGGGTGCTGGCGCTATGCGGTTGTTGTACCAGTCGTTATTTTCAGTTATCCGCAGGTCATGAAATTTCTTGCCGTCTTTATATTGGCGGAACAGGCACATTGCCTCCTGAAGCTGCTCCTTGCCGATTTTCGGCGGCATTGAGGCGGCCTGCTCGTTTATATCGGCTATCTCGCTTTCCTGCTCCGTCTGCTGTGCCTGCGCCATCACCGCATCAACGGCCTGCATTCTGCCGTCAGCCTGCTCAGCGTTGACTGGATTTTGTGCTGCATCCATAACTTCGGCTACCTTGGCAAAGCGCTCTTCCTGCTTGTCTTTGTTTTTATTCAAAATTAAAACCTCCCATATCGTTTGTTCATACTCTCGGCTATAAGATTCAATGGGTCATTATATGGCAGCTCCACTGCCTTCTGCGCTCGCTGCGGCTTCAGCGGGCGTGACATACAAAAGTATCTAAAGCTGTCGGCAAAATGATCCTCCAGCTTGGTATCAAGATCCTCTATCTTTATCTCGCTATACATCTGCATGGGCAGCGTGCGTATAGCGTGCTTGCAGGTGTTAAAAAAATAGACCATCGGCTTCTGTTCATCGTCAAAAGCCAGCCGATATTGGCACTGCATCCACCCGTTGAGCCTGCTGTTATCCGCCTTTTCAAAGTGGATCCTGTATTTTTCGGCGACCTCAGCTATACTCTCGCCCGTCTCGGCGTCCCATATGGCGGGGTCAGCTACGCCCTGGATGTTCTTACCGGCGAGCCAGCGGTGCGACCGCTCTATGTTGCTTATCTCTTTAAAGACGTCATACGGCTGCATTTTAAGCCCCTCGTTCGGCGTGCCCGTGCAGCCGTAATACTGTAGGATGAGATAAGCCCGGCCGTCATAGTCTACAGCCCACCAGTCGCAGGAAAAGGGCTTGGAGAAGCCCCAGTCAAAGCTGCGATAGATGTTCCATCCGTGCGGCACCTCAAAGGGCTCAATCACATGAGTGCCGCGGCGGTCTTTATAATGCTCCGGCACGTCGCGAAACTCCTCAAAGAATTGACCCTCAAACACATCCCACTCACCGTACAGCCATGCCTTTTTCTTCTTCGGCGGCAGCGCCTCAAGCGTCTTAATATAATCGGGGTTTTTCTGCAGCAACGCATAATTATCCGTGACCCGACTCTGGATGAACACATAATCATTAGGATCCTCGTCAGGCTTGTATATGCGGTCTATAAAAATGCGCTTTATATATGCGTGCCCCTGCCCGCCGGGGTTGCAGGTGTAATAGATCCGTTTGGGATAATCGTTGACCTCACGGTTGGTCGCTGCGATCATCGTCATTTGATCCTCACTCAGCAGCGTCGCCTCATCAAAGAAAATAATATCCCACTGCGTGCCCTGAAAGCGATCTACATCCTTGTCATTAGCGCAGTATCTGCAGGTTATCGTCGAGCCGTTGGCAAAAGTAAAACGCTTCTCTTTATCGTTATACTTTGCCGCACCGCCGAGCAGCTTCCTCAGCGGTATGATATGATTCTCGATAAGCTCCGGGTATGTCTTTCGTATAATTAAGCAACGTATGCCTGGATATGTCAGGGACAGCAGCGACGCCTTGACCTGCACGCTCCAGCTCTTTCCCCCTGCTCGTGCGCCGCCGAAGCCGATGTGCCGAGCCGTAGCATTGAGAAAAAGCTCTTGTTTAGGATTCGGTTTTCCAAATTTTAGCTCCATTTATCTGCCCCACTTCGGGTCAATACCCGCATCAAATCTGACGACTATCTCCTTTTCAAGATTGTCGCCGGGCGAAGCCGCCACGATGACGTCCTTAATATCGCGAAGCGTCGCGGAGATCCGCTTGAGATCGCTTGTTTTAATGATTGACTGCTCTGTGTGATACTTCTCGGATGATTCCACCACTACGGCCTTCTGACCGTCAATTGTTTCGTCCCTGGTCACGACTCTTTTGACCGACCTCAGATGCTGGTCAAGCTCATCAATAGCCTGCCCGAGCTTGTCGAGCAGGTCCGAGGCCATGTCTCCGCAGCGGCTCAGATTATTCACGTTCTTCTCGGCCTCACGGGTCGCTGCTTTCTCCAGCGTTTTTGTTTCAACCCTTTTTCGGTGTTTTTTCCGCTTTTCCTGCCACTTCTCGGCGGCCGCCCTTTTGGTAAGCGCGCTCATCGAGCAGCCGTATTTTTCACAAAGCTGCTTGTAAGTGATTTTTTTAGTAACATATTCTGAGCGGATTCTCGTCCACTCAAAGTCTTTATTCTGCTCCTTCTTTTCAGCGTTCATTTTTTGTACCCCCGATTTTCAATATAATTCTATCTGGTTTTCGGCTTTTTCGTCACCCCCGAAAAAACACA